TGTTGATGGTTACTCCGCAGTATCTATCTCCGCCATCGTTGCTGGCGGTTCCGGTGCGAAGATTGGTTGCGCTCTCGCAATCCTTCGTGGGCTTCGTGTACAGCGTACTCCGGAGAACTTGCGGAGCCAGCTGGCCTGATCTACCTAATCTGCCCTAGGTAGAAACCGAGTGCTCGTCTAATGGTAGGACACCCCACAAGATCGGGAGATAGAGGTTCGACCCCTCTGCACTCACGCTTGAGCTATCTGAGGCTCAGCAGACAGACCACTGTCTTGGAAGAATAGGCTGGTTAAAATGGCTACTTGGACCAACGTAGGTTCGATCGCTCAGGGAGCAGCTCTGAGTTTTGTTGACAAGGTGAATGGGACGAACCTGTTGACTCTGGACTCGGACGACAATCGTGTAGAGATTGGGTCGTTCCTGGGCTTCGGTGCTCTTGAAACGCCCACGATTGCGTCGGGCGTTCTGACTGTTACGAAGAGCTTTGTGAATCCTCTCCCGGAATCGAGCACTTCGGATACCGTTGATTCGATCGTAGCGACTGGTGTGCAGGCTGGTGATTTGCTGTTCATCCATGTACCGGCTACGAACACGATCACCTTTGACGATGCGAATATCAACCTTGGTGCGGCTACTCGTGCTGTAGCCCCTGGCGGTTCGCTCGTGCTCATCTACGATGGTACTCAGTGGAGTGAGGTAGTCTTCCTGGCTGCCTCGGATAACGTCTGATGAGTCTGACGACCTTTGGTGGATCGGTAGTCGTACATCGGGTCGAGTGGACCAGTGACGGTTCTGGAAACGCTACGGAGACGGTTCACATTGACGGAGAGATTCTTCGTGTTGTGACTGACCCCTCTGGATCTGCGGCTCCTACTGATGATTACGACATTACGTTTGTAGATGAGGATGGACTCGACATTATGGCTGGTGGTCTCGCTAATCGAGACACAGCAAACACCGAGGCGGTTGTACCCTCAGCACGAGTGGTGCATTACGGCAACGTCACTGTGACGGTTGCGAACGCTGGTGATACCAAGTCGGGCGTAGTAAAGGTATATGTACGATGAGCCATACAGTATACGGTGATTCGGTGAAGGTGTATGACATCATCTTCACTACTAACGGCAGTGGCGTGGCTACTGAGTCGATCCATATTGATGGGCAAGTAATTGATGCTGTTGTCGACATGGATACGGCAACTGACTCTGTAGGTTACCTGTCCTTTGTGGATGCAGACAGTATTGCAACCCACAGTTTCGTACCGAGCGAAGTACGTCGGAGACCAGTTGCTTTGTACGGAAATTACACATTAACGATATCGGGTGCAGCTGCTTCTGCGTCAGGAAGACTGAAGTTGTTCGTCCGATGACTGATTCTGCGGACGTCCTGGCGGTGAGTTCACAGTTAGCACTGATTGTATTTCCCATATTTCTAGGCTTACTGGCTTGGACTGGTAAGCGACTCTATGACCGGTTTGATGAGCTTGAGCGACGGCTTGCCACTGTGGATAAGACCACGGCTGTCATGCAGATCGAGATCACTCACCTAGCTAAAGACATGACTGAGCTTAAAGCTCAGATGAATAACATTGAGAAGAAGGTAGATGGCAGACCGTGATTGGGGCGGCTTACGCAACATCATAGATCAAGCCATTGAGGATCGGCGGCGGGAGGAACTTGAACCTCCCGTTGCTTGTCCAAATGACGGAGAACCCTTGGACATTGAAGGTTCCGTGAGGAACTGTCCTTGGGGTGACTATCGGTGGTGTGGTTGATGAGCTACCTAACTTATGCAACTCGGGAGCAAGTCGTAGCAGCCTCAGATGTTAAGGCTAGTGCTTACTACTTTGACACTGTTGATCGCTTACTGCGAGTAGCTTCCCGAACGATCGAAGCGAAGCTGCACAGAAAGTTTTACCCCACGATCGCTACTCGACTTCAAGAGTGGCCTGATCGTGGGTCGTTCTGGTTGAAGGACGATCTACTTAGTGTTTCTTCGCTCACTATTGACGGGGCTACAGTAACTGGCTACGTCTTGGAGGACAGGTTCTATGGCGCTCCGTACAGCCGTATCGACTTCGATGATGCCAACATCGCAAGCGGTGACGAAGTTACGATTGAAGGCGTTTGGGGATACTGCAACGACACTGAGAGTTGTGGGACGCTCGCAAGTGCGATCTCTAGTACGTCCGCAACGACTGCGGTAGTTAGTGACGCTTCGCTCGTAGGTGTTGGTGACCAACTCCTGATTGATTCTGAGCGCATGGTCGTCACTGACCGCACGTATTCGACTACTGGCACGACGCTTGGAAGTGACGTAGCAGCTAATGCAGCAACCGTCACTATTCCTGTGGCTGATGGTACTGCTGTCAAGGAAGGTGAGACCATCCTGATTGATAGTGAATACATGAAGGTGCTCAGTGTGGTTGGCAATAACTTGACCGTGAAGCGAGCTGTAGACGGCTCTGTGCTGGCTACTCACAGCTCTGGTGCCACAGCATCTGCGGCTAGAACCCTCACGGTAGTGAGGGCAGACGCCGGTACAACGGCTGCTACACACTCTCTGAGCGCAGCGATCAGCAAGAATGTTCCTCCCGCTCTAATTCGAGAGCTGTGTATTGCAGAAGCACAGTATCTGATGGGCCAGGAACAAGCAGCTTGGAATCTGACGATTGGCGAGGGCGAAGGTCAGCGTGAGTCGTCAGGTAAGTCGATAGCAGGCATTCGTCGAGAAGCTGTCATGCTGTATGGACGGGGTCGCTATGGGCGTGCGATCTGATTACAAGCTCAACGGCCCGGTATTCACTGAGGTTGATGGAGTAGTTGGCCGGAACCTGAATCAGTTCGAGGAAGATGCTGGCAAGCTGCTAGTCAATCGGGTACGTGCCCGACTCGACTCAGTGCTAGTCAATCCCACAGGGCACTACCGATCAAAGATCGACTACACCAACGTGCAGGGCTCTACGCTGATTACTGATTCGGGAGTCGTATATGGCCCCTGGCTTGAATCTGGTAGATCAGGTACACGGTTCCGGGGCTATTCCACGTTCAGGCGTACAGCTCAGGAAGCGGAACAAGAAGCAGCCATGCTTCTTGAACAAGCCGCAGATCGGATTGTGAGTGATCTCTCATGATTAACACTACGAGTCTTGTTAACGCAGTAGCTTCACACTTGTTGAGCACTGGGCTGTTCGAGCGAGTGAATGGGCACGAGCCAAAGAGCGCTCCCGGTAACGGACTATCTGCGGCTGTGTGGGTTCGCAGAATGCGACCTACTACCGCTTTCACCGCTCTTGCTCAGACCAGTACGGCTATTACCTTCACGGTGCGACTGTACTCGAACATGCTCCAAGAGCCACAAGACGCTATTGATCCGCAGCTAATGGATGCGTCCGACAAGGTGTTTGAGCTGCTTAGCGGTGACTTCACCTTAGGCGATGCTGTTGACTTCGTTGATCTGCTTGGCCAGACCGGTGAGTCGTTATCTGCGGAATCTGGCTACGTAAGCATCTCGAACACGATGTACCGAGTAATCGACATCACCGTACCTATGGTGATCGGTGACGCTTGGACTCAATCTCCCTAAGGAATATGTATGGCAAAGAGTAGTGGTTTGGGTGACCGACTGCTCATCAATGGTCTCGATGTATCTGGGGAGATCGGCTCTATCCAGACCATCGGAGTTACCGTGGGTGAGCAGAATGTTACCGGTATTGACAAGTCTGCGCAGGAACGCTTGCAGCTCCTGTCAGACGGTCAGATCACCTTTACGAACTTCTTCACTGATGCAGCGGGCGGTGTTCAAGAGAACTTCCATGCTGATCAAAGCGCACTGAGTGTGGTTACCTACTTTCGAGGTACGACCACAGGAAACTACGGAGCAGGTATGCCTGCTGCTCAGTTCTCCGCTCAGTATCAGCGTGGATCAGACGGTTCTCTTCTCGGCACCGTGGACTGTAAAGGTGATGCTGGTGTAGCGGTTGAGTGGGGCGAGATCCTTGATTTCGCCGGTACCTCAGCTAGCAATGGGCCTACGAATGGTAGTGCGTACGATCTGGGTGCTGCTCACGGTCTCACTGCTATGGCCTTCTACGTGCAGGTGTACGCATTTAGCGGTACGTCTGCAACTCTTCTCATTCAAGACGATGACAACTCCGGTTTCTCGTCTGCCACTACCTACGGAACGTTCGGTTCGATTACTGGCGTAGGCGCTCAACGCTTGCAGGTGAACGATGCCCCTGAGCGATATCTGAGGTTCAGTGTGTCTGGTACCTATACCAGCCTCACCTTCGCAATTCTCCTTGTTCGACTCTGAAATACACACCTAGAAAGCATGGTGCGAAATGACTAAGTATGCGGGCCTTGGGCTCACCTTCACCCTTGATAATAGCGGCGGCTCTGGCCAGGCTATTACGAACGATGTCGGTACGTTCACCATTGATACTCCCACGGGGGAGCAGGACGTAACCGGCTTGGATAAGAGCGCTATCGAGCGCTTACAGCTCTTAACGGACTGCACGATCACCGTAGGCGGTAACGGGTTCCCCAGCTCTACCACGATGGGCTGCTTCACGAACCGAGCCAACTCACGGACGCTTGTAATCGGCCTTCCGAACTCGGTCACTGCAACAGTTGAGGTATTCATCTTCGGCTTCAAGATCTCTCGAGGCCAGGATGGTGGCATCACCTGGGAAGCCACTCTGAAGCTCAACAACGGTACGGCTCTGGCCTACTCCTGATCCATAAGAAGGGCAGACACATGGGTTTCAAAGTTTCTAAGACGCTTGTGGTGGTGGACTTTCCGCCGGAAAGTCCCTACCACGGTGCAGAAGTTAAGATGGCTCTGACGATCAAGAACATTCTTGACATGAAAGAGCTGATGGACGAGGAAGGCAACGTAGACGTATCGAACACGGATTCTGTGATTACACTGCTCATGAGCTTCATTCAGGAGTGGAATCTGGAAGACGAAGCGGGAAACCCGCTTCCGATAACCGCAGATGCGTTTCGTGAGCACGTTGATATCCCGTTCATGGCGGCTATGTTCCTTGGCTTCGCTAAGGCGTTCACCTCGATCACTGAGGTTGAACTCCCTTTGCAGCAAGCATCGAACGCTGGGGCCATCTGAATCTGCCAGAATTAATGCCCGATCAAGGCGCTCGTGCGATGTTTCTATGCAGCATTGCCGAGCGCTTTGGTTGTCCTCCTCACGAAGTTGAGGAGTGGCCGGCGTCTACGATGCGCACGTTGCAGATCGATGCTCTCATGAGAGAGCAACAACGAAAGAACACAAAGAATGGCTAATGAGATCAGAGTTACGATCTCGGGTGAGGATGATCTATCTAAGGCTGTAAAGACAGCAGTAGACAAGGCTGAGGGCTCGCTCGATGAGTTAGGTGCAGCCGCTCGCAAGGTCGGTGACCGGGTTGATAGGGACCTTAATGAGTCCTTCGATAACTTGGGTGAAGGTGTTGGTACTGCTGAGCAGAAGTTCATCGGTTTAGCTGACACTCTGAATGGCACGAAGGATGTCATGCAGGGCTTGCGAGACGGTGACGTAGCCACGCTCGCTATGGGTCTTGCTGACCTCTCAGGAGCTGTAGAGGCCCTGTGGTCGTCTGTGGGCAAGGCT